TCCAGTTACCTGTTATATTTCCTGCGGTCGTATTAGCACCGGTAGTAAGAGTTCTACCGTTAAACACAGTTGCGCCACCGAAGCTACCGACATTACCAACGTATGTAGGCAAATATGATTGCACGTTAGAGTTAGAATATGTTCCAGTAAACGAGATTGGGTCACCGTTTGCAAAATAATAGTTGTCTGTTACGATACCTACGCTGCCAGCGCCGGATATCATTAAGTTGCCATTCGTAATCCAAAGTGCAGTGCCGTTAACTCCGTTAGCAATACCGGATCCACTTAAGCTCCAAGTACCTGTCAAACTACCGTTTGTAGTTGCACTACCTGTTGTAATAGAGGTAGTGTTTAAGTTTGCAATAGTTGTTGTGCCACTTAATGTAGCATTTGCAATGTTTGCTTGAGTTGATATAGTCAAATAACTTGAAGTGAGGGTAGTAGCAGAAATTTCGTTAGTTGCAACTATATTGTTAGCTGACACTGAACCGGAAACAGTAATTTCTCCGAATGAAGTAGAGCCACCTGATGCGGTCGATGTTAGTGCTAACCAAGCAGCAGCATTAGCTTCTCCGTCAGACGGGCAAACGTACATTGTATTGTTGGTAGTATTAAACCACTGTTGACCGCGCAAAGGATTGGGCGGTGGAGTTGCTGATGCAAAGTTTTCGAGTTGATGTACAAAATTAGTATCTACTGCTTGACCGTACCCTGAAAAACTTCTGCCAGGCAGACCTAAAGAAGTACTAGTTGTGTTAATTGTACCATCAGCGATGGTCGTTAATACTGTTCCGTCGCTTTTTACAATTGTATATGCCATTTAAAAATTCTCCGTCAAATTATTTATCTTACTTTTTTTCGCTTAGTTATTTGGCGACTTTGGCCAAATCACTTCTTCCGGGGTAGCAAAAGTTTGTGGTATATCTCTAAGTTGCTGTCTGTAAATTGACCACGCTTCTTTATTTCCTGGGTAGTCACCTATTTGGGTATGGTCACTACTATTCAATCTATCATTACGATCTAATCTTATCGTTTGCCAAGTTATTATTCTTTCTCTAATGGTTAAAACTAATTTTCCATCAACTACTACCAATTGATTTTCGTGATTATTAATTTCATTAATGTATTCATCACGTTCCTCAACGGTAATTTCTATACAATCGTCGGGCAGCACGGGATATTTTACAACTTCAGTATCATAAAACCCTGAGGTAATTGGACTGTAGTAAATTGTCATTTTAATATCCGATTGCTACCCATTGAATCGTAATTCCGCTGCCGCCACCATCAGTACCAAAGAATGTTGTGAAACCGGAAGTAGTAGTGCTAGTAACGCCCGGAGCGCCCTGAGAACCGTCACCGTTTGACTGAGTAGACCCACTACAGACCGCAATAGAAAAACTAGAAAATGATATCGGGTAAAAAACGTTAGTATAAGCTTTTCTAGTCACGAATGCAGTGCCGTATTGCAGTAACAATCCATTAGGTAAACGAGTCCATCCTGTTGCTGCACCGGAGCCGGCTGTTGTAAAATCTGCTGCTGTTAGTACACTCGCACCACCTTTAGTTAATGCTCCTGAAATAGCTGCTGACCCTGCGGTCAACGCTCCTGAAACACCTACTCCTCCCGAAACGGACAATGATGATAATGTACCAACAGATGTAATATTTGGTTGAGCATTAGTTGTTACTGTTGCGGCTCTGGTTGCTGTAGTTGCGCTTGTCGCACTGCCAGCACTAGTAGCAAAGCTTGCATTGGTAGCAGTAGTTGCAGATGTTGCCGTGCTAGCAGTGGTTGCTGAAGATGCTGTTCCGGCTGAAGTAGCATAGCTTGCATTTGCAACAGTACCAGTAACATTTCCGCCTGGAATACTTGTTAGTCCTGCACCACTACCATAGTGCGTAGCAGTCACGTTACCTGAGGTTATGTTACCGCTAACACTTAGCGATGACAAGGTGCCAACACTGGTGATATTTGGTTGAGCGTTTGAATACACTGTACCCGCTGTAAGAGCATTGCCAACTTGACCTGATATGCCGCTGCCAGCAATACCAGTTAATCCAGCTCCGTTACCGACAAATCTTCCACTAACTGTTACATTACCAGCAGTAATGTTGCCACTAACAGCTAGTGATGTTAGTGTACCAACGCTTGTGATATTTGGCTGTGCGTTAGCAGTGACCGTAATAGCTGTTGTGGCTGCGGCACCTGATGTCCAAGTTAGTCCGCCGCTGCCAGTTGAGGTCAACACCTCGCCGCCAGTTCCCCCTGTAATTCTGAGATTAGCAACAGTACCTAGATTAACTACTTGTCCGGTAAATGTAGCATTGCCGCTTACAGCTAATGATGCAAGAGTACCAAGTGAAGTGATATTAGGTTGAGCAGCAGTTGTTACTGTGCCTGCTGTAGTGGCCGAAGTAGCTGTTGTTGCACTTGTCGCACTAGCAATTGTCCCCACAATGTTTGCAGCCGGAACATTAGTCAATCCCGCGGCATTACCTGCGAATATTCCACTGACCGATACATTGCCGGCTGAGATATTTCCAGTAACAGCAAGACTACTTAATGTACCAACAGATGTGATATTAGGCTGAGCATTAGCAGTAACCGTAATAGCTGTTGTGGCTGTTCCGGTAGGAACCCAGCTTAGTCCACCTGATCCGTCTGTTGACAATACTTGACCGGCGGAGCCGCCAGTGATACTTACGTTGCTGTTTGACCCTAAAGCAACTGGGCCGCCACTAAGTGAAGTTGTTCCCGAAACAGTAAGTCCTGTTAGAGTCCCTAGAGAAGTAACATTTGGTTGAGCAGCAGTTGTTAATGTACCGGTTAATAATGCTGCACCAATAGCACCACTATTAGCGTAAACATTTCCTGCGGTTACGTTGCCAGTAACAGCAAGGCTAGATAATGTACCGACACTTGTGATATTTGGTTGTGCGTTTGTTGTTACTGTCCCTGCTGTTAAGGCAGCGCCGGCAGTATCAGCATACGTTGCATTAGCAACTGTGCCGACAATATTAGCTGCGCTAATGCCGCTCAATCCGTTGAGTTTGGATCCAGCAGAAAGCGTCCAGTTGCCTGTTAGTTCGCCGGTTGTTGTGTTAGAACCGGTAGTAAGAGTTCTACCATTGAAAATCGTAGGGTTGCCTACCTCGCCCACATTTCCTACGTAAGTAGGTAAAAAGGCAGCAACGTTTGAATTAGTATAAGATCCGGCGAAGTCTACCGCTGCGCCATTTGCATACATATAATTATCAGTGCGAATGCCGGTAACACCTGAAGGGTCAGTAATGACTAAGTTGCCGCCAGTAACCCAAAGACTTGTCACTGCTACACTATTAACAGTACCTTGACCGTTGATTGTCCAAGCTCCGGTAATATTCCCTAGTGTTGATCTAGTACCAGTTGTAATAACTCTTGTATTGACAGTGTTAGCATAAGTGATACCGGTGATATTAGCGTTTGCTATGTTAGCATTGACATTTACCGTTAGGTAATTTGTACTGATTGCATTAGCGTTTGCATTATTAGTGATAGCTGCATTGTTTGCTGTAATATTAGCAGTAGCAATAAGGTTGTCGAGCGTAAGATTACTGATTGACTGCGGTGTTAGTACAGTATACCAATTAGCCGAATTTGATTCACCGTCAGCAGGACAGATTTTTAGAACACCAGTACTTCCTACGGGTGGGGAATCCGTGTCATACCATAATTGCCCTCTAATAGCATTTGAAGGGACAACATTATCAGCAAAATTTTCAAGTTGGTGTACAAAGTTAGTATCTACAACTTGACCGTAGCTGGCAAAGTTTCTACCGGGCAGTCCTAAAGGAGTACTTGTGGTGTTGATAACACCATCGGGAATCGTTGTTAATAACGTACCATCTGTCCGTAAAATAGAATATGACACTTCTGAAACTCCTTAAATTGTTACTAAGTTCGTGAGACTTTGAATTCTAATTGTATAATCGATTTGAATCTGTCTGTTTAATGATTTCTGCACAGGATGAAAGATAACATGAGTCAATAATCTAGTGATTACTGTACCAGCATTGTTTGTACCATAGTTAGCTAACAATCCAATTTCATCAAATACGTATGCTGAATCGGTCTGCGTGCTGTTATCGAACGCCGCCTGTCCTGCTGGCTCACCATAATCAAGCAAACACTGCACTACGATATCTGAGTATAAGTTTCCTACAGTATGTGATACTGTCATTTTATTTCTAGTTGGATCAAGATTGAAAACACTAGTGTCATCTACAATCTTAGCGTATGTTTGGTTGTACAGAGCAGCATTTTGTCCAGTCACGTTAGGTGGAAGATATGTAATTACGCCGGTCTGATCGACGCTAGCGCCGCCGTTGCCAAATGCCATCTGATAGATTTCTCCGTAGCCTCGACTACTCAAGGTATCTGCAATAGCTTCGGACATGTTCTCGTAATTGATAGCGTTCTTTTTATCTACAAAAACTTCCCCATCGTTCGGGTCGTAAATCTTGAGAAAGCCTTCAACTTTATATGACATGTTAATAATAGACATTAGTTGTCTCCTCTTTTTTGCAGAAGAACTTCTTTTGATGTCGGATCAAATATTTTAATGCCAGAGGAGAAGTAAAACCCTCCTACTTCGTTAGGCTTTTTTTCAGAGATATTTTTGCTGGGTTTCATGTTCTTATTCATCTCTTTATTTATCTCTTATTAATTACTTGCAATTAGGAAGTTAGCAGGTAAAGTATCACTAATTTGTAGCGGATCGCCCTCTACCGTGTTATAAACAAACGAATTCCAAGATTGGGTATAGTAAATATCTGGAAGTTTATTGCTTGACAACAATCCATATACCGGGGTATATGTAGGAGTAAAACTTCTTCTTGCGGTACCATTTACTCCACGTGACAACTGTCCTAATGTGTTGTTTTCAAAGTCTGCGGTGCCGAACCTAATCTGCTCACTTCCTACATTTATTATGTTTCCTTCAAGCGTAGTGATTACTAGCTCATCTCCTACTGTAATGTAGGCTCCAGGTACAATTTTGACATTAGGTGATAGGTCTATTAGCACTACACTTAATGCTTCTTCTGGTAATACGTTTCCGGTCGTTTTATTGAGTACACTCACATTAGCAATCAATGTTTTGTCTGCGGTTAGTCCAATGTAATAGAATCCGGCTACCGTAGCAGGAGTGACTTCTGTTTGCACGATTAGGTTAGCTAGCTTAGTAACATCCTGTACATATATCACATCACTTAGTGGGTTGATAGCTTGAGTTAACCATGTTGAAATTTGCGGATTTACTCTATATACCGAAGCATTATTAGTATTATCAACATAGTTAATATAAGTTTCTTCGTTTGGTGTTGCGGTCGGTATCATACTTGAAATGATAATTTGGTTACCCGGTGTAATTTGAGTCAATATACTTACTTCGTTTGCAGGATTAACCTTAAGTTTAGAAGATGGTACACGATAACCATTAACAGTGACCCAAAGTCTATCAACATTTTCCTGAGACCACTGGGTCACATAAATTTGACCGGTATCACTTGTAAGTGTTACAGGATCACCGTATCTAGTATTAGAAATAGTAAATGCAGTTGCAGTTTCAACAGAACGTACATAGTATTCCTGACCCTGTACCAGTCCTCCCATCAATGTGGCACCTGATTTTTCTTCTATTAAACTAAAGTATACCGGAGTTCCTGCAACCAAATCAGTAGTAGAATCTACTGTTATGAATCCAGTGCCTGAGGTAGTAGCAGTAGCTACCGTAGTAGCAATAAAGAACAGTCCTTGACGCCAAGTGTATCCGCCGCCAGTGTAGGCCGAAATTGTTGTGACTGGATCATTTACTGCGCCTATAGCAGGACTGTACGGTTGATTGTATAAATCAAAAGTAAAATCATCTATGATTTTAGCATAGTACGTATTATTGTTGAGTTGAATTGAACCTTCTGTTCCGTCAATACGAATTAGCGTATTTTCCACAAACTTGTTTTCAATTGCTGTAGTAACACGTATTGCGGGATTGCCGCCGACTTCTACACTCATATTTCCAGTACCACCTGCTAGTGTTTTAGTAGGGCCGCCCTGCGTATTTGAAATAGTAAACTTGTCATTAAGCGTATCTATAGTCTTAACAAAGTATACCACTCCGTCAGTCTCAATATTTGCATCGAATGAAATACCAAAGAATTGAACTGGTTGCCCCACTGCAAAGCCCGTAACATCAGTAACCGTAATTTCATTAGGTGACCCAGCAGTTGATGCAGTTGCATTAGTTATAGCAATAGGAGGGGCAATCGTGTTGATAATGTTTGATATTCCTGAAACAGTTAAGCCGTTTGCTAGCACTGGCATAGATCCGGTATCGTTGAATACTTCAAACGGAGCTCCGGATACTTGTTCTGAAATTACAAAATCTGTTGAGTTTATGATTTCAATAATATAGTATGTTCTACCTGCAACAATTCCTCCTAGAGTAGGGGAACTAAATTGAACAGAGTCATTTACATTGAGAATGCTAGTATCATCGCCGCCGCTGTCCAAAGTTAAGTAATTCAAAAATTCATCATACAAAACTATACTAGGGTCATCTTGGTCAAACGTCTGTACTACCGGCGTGTCCTGATCATATGTTCCGACTTCTTGCGTAGTAGCTACTACGACTAAATTCACCAAAGATGATCCAGGGTTACCAGTTACATTGTACTGACTTGTAAGATACTGTCTAGTAGTATCATTGTAGGTCGTCACTGATACCGTAGAATCTGCGATAGGAGGACTTACAAAAGTAATAACATTCAGAACAGGATCAATAGTATATTGCGACTTAGTTAAACGTATACCATTCACTTCGACTACCGCATTATTAGGATTGTTATAACCAACAAAATTGTTAAGATAGAACTCTGCGGTTGACCCGTTCCCTGCAAAATATTCTGTTTCAGGCAATGCATATCCGTACTGTTCCGGTATAGTTTCTCCAAAAATAGAGAATACAATATAATCCGTATCATTGGTATAAGTGTTCGTAGCAAACACAAGTCTAGCCTGGTTACCAGGGCGAGAACCAATAGCATAATCGTTTGTTACGTATCTAGTTTGACCGACAAAATCAACTTGAGATACCACCGGACCACCTTGAGTTTCGGAAATAGTAAACTCGTTTCCATCAACGATTGACTGAATATAATATCTTTGGAAAGGTACTAGCGCGCCAAACGATGCTTGACCGAATGTGATAGGTGTTCCTACTATCAAGCCTGAGGTAGTTCCGGTAACAATTGTATCGCTTGAAGCTATTGTTCTGGTAATCAAACCTGTTCCACCAAATACTAATTTTTCACCATTGTGGTCAACTACAGGGTCAGACCATATCGCGCCAACACCATTTTGAATGTTTGCAAACATTTCACCGGTAGCGTCAGTCAATTCTGTAGTGGGTCCTGCTTGACCACTTATAGTATCGTACACCTCTGATACAGTAATAGCATTAGATGCAACACTGATAGTCTTTACATAATATACTGTTTCTTCTTGGAGTCCGCCGAACGGTAAACCTTGGAAACTAATCGGACTGTTTAAAATAAAGTCTGCTACGTCATCACAGAAAATTCTATCAGCAATTGCTTCAGTTTCAAATACTCTAACATTTACGTTGTCAGTTCCGGGGCGGAGCGCGCCGCTTCCTGCATAAATTACTGCACTGTAATTACAATTTAAATCAATCTCATTGAATCCAGTCGTCGCTGAGGTTTTGATAGGCAAGGTGTCTGTGCTAGATTTAACTAGCTGGTCGCCGTTACCTACTTCGTAGACATCAATTCTTAGTTTATCAAGTCTTGGAGAGAAAGATAACGGAGCATTTAGGGTTACTAGTTTGTTTACCCAATCAATATCATAACTGTTAGGCGATAGTGTTGTTCCTAATCCTGTGTTTCCGTTAATAACTTGAATACTAACATGAGCTGGAACCTTTGCAACATTTGCAAAGCTATATTCTAGTTGCGTTCCATCTGTCGGAGTCAATTCGACTGATATTGCGTTATAGCCGGTGTGACCGTACTCAACAACTGGCCAATTTGTGCCGGGGCGAGTATTCACAATCATTGCAAAATTATCTGATATTACACCTGCTACTAATTCTTCAGGGGCATAACCGAATTGGAAATCAGCTCCCTGAACATCATAGGCTGTAGGTATAGGAGTGAATATTGATGTTTCATCCCAAGTTACGCCATTGTCGGTACTAGTCAGAATAGTGTTGTTTTCGCCCGAAGCAACAAATGATGTGTCGCTAGCATTATATGTTATGCTATTCAAATCAGCAGTAATTGTTAGAGATACCTCGTTCCAAATAAACCCGGTTGCTGAAGTTTTGATAGTTCCATTATCACCTACTGCAATCCAAACACCATTAGCATATGTAAGATCTCGCAATGTTGCAGGATTTGGATCTGCTGCATCATAGATAAACATTCTAGTGCCTGCAGGGACAGAACTAGTAGTTAATGTTTTTTCTGTACCGTTCAACGTATCAGACAAGGTGACCTGTGTGCTTGAAACTATTGATTTAACATAATAAGTTGTGTTAGCAGCAATGCTAGAGAATGCTTTGTTGAATCTTACTGGCGTGCCTGATGCGCCGCCAACAAATCCAGCAGTCCCGGTTACATTTAATACATTAGTTGATGAGTTCACAAACGTACATTCGACTTCATTTATACCAAACCAGTCAAATCCGTTTTGTGTATAATATATTACGCCACTTTCACCAACCGAGATAACAATGCTACTGTCACTAGATACGCCATAGAAGCCTTTATTAGTGAGTGCGGGTGACTGGGACCAATTGATGCTATCTGAACTATAGAAGAACAAATTGATGTCTACTAGCTGAGTTACACCAGTTGAATAATCTGGTTCTTTACCTTTTCCTACTGCAACCAGACCCATACAGTTAGTTCCTGTTATCGGAGACACACCATATAATTCATATGAGTAAGTTGGGTCAAAGGTAACCGTCTCTTCCCAAATAATGTCATCAGTACTTCTTAGAATAGATTCGCCTACCGCTATCCAGGCCCCGCCATTGCTGCAATATGCGGCGCTATTAATAGATAGTCTAGCATTAGACAACGCTACTACTTCATATGGAATAGAAGTATCGGTGCCGAATGGGATATAGTACAAATCACTAGTCCATACTATTCCGTCACTGCTTACTAAAATAGGAGTTGCTGGATTAGAGCTAGTGATTAAGTAAGTTGGTGTGTTATACACGATATTTGTAAGATTGATATTAGTATTTGTTAGACGAGTAATCTGCCAATTTTCGCCGTCTGCACTTAGTAGAACAGCACTGTATCCGGGTAGATTAGTACTAGCCAAATAACGTGAACCGTCATACACTACACCAGTAACATCAGCATCGCTAGGATAGAAAGGAAGATCGACTAGCGTTGTGTCAAGAGTATATTGCTCGTCCGGCTGGAATGCATTTCCTAAGTATGTTGAATTAGGATATGTTACTCCCTCAAACAACTGTGTAAGGTCAACACCCGGCATATTTACTGTGGGCTGATAATAACCAATTACTCTATCCATAGCATTTAGTCTACGGTCGCCGCTGTCTACTAGTTCCCACTTACCAAAAATGAATTCATCATCATTGTTTGAGATGACACAAATATACACACGATTGTTAAATTTGACTACGCTTTGGTTGAAATAGAAAGGCTCCGGTAATAATGCAATGCTGCCTAATTTCGCCATCGTAAATGCTGAACCAAATGTAATTCCAGTTACCAACGTTGTTGCATCGTTCGGAACTTCAGTGACTTGTGTTGTAGTGCTGGTTACGTTGTACAAGTAATATGCTTGTCCAAGAACGATACTTGTTGGGATTTCACCAGTGAAGTATACTTCGTCATAATTTTCAAAGCCCGTAGTATCTACAGTTAATGTATCTGTAGTAGCAGTTGTCACAGTGGCAGTAGTGTATCCAGTATAGGGCAACTCTAGTCCACTAGCAGGTATTGTCATCAACGCATTTTCATACACAGCAAGGGTGTTTTCTGAACGAACTTGTAAATAATAGTTGCTAGCAATTTCAGGAGGGGTACCTGTACGAATAACTGAAGTTATTCCACCGAACTCATCTATAGTATTGACGGTCAGTGTTAGATCATTTCTAGGAGATGTCCCGTTGACCGCAGTTCCGGAAATTGCAATTTGATTGTTTATTGCAAAACCAGACCCTGCATCAGTAATGATAGCTCTATATCCGCCCACCATATAAGATAGAGTAAACTCAGGTATGCCAGTGACAAACTGTGTAAAGGATACAGTGTTAGTAGCAGGAACATCGTTAGCTAAGCTGAAAACAGAACCTAAAGGTATAGTATCGGAAACAACAATATACGGATCGCCGATGCCAATCATGATTCCGTTAGCAGTAGTTACTACTAGAGCGGCTCCGCCGGGCAATTCAGAAATAGTAAAATTAGTGGCATCAATAATATTTTTAACAAAATATTGCTGTCCTATAACAATCCCGCCCAATCCTAAACCAGAGAATTCAATAGGCATACCTTCATACAATGAAGCAGTTCCTATATAGCCTTGTAAAAGATCAATTGTACTGACCAGCACGTTACCGATACTTGATGTAGTAGTAACTTCTACCTTAATGTTTGGTCTGTTAATAGTTTCTCCGGCATTTTCCGGATCAGGAATTTCCTCACCTGAGTACTCGGTAATATAATAATTTGTGCCGGCAATCAAATTGCCAACATTGACCGATACACGCAATGGCATGTTGACATAGAAGTTATTAGTACCGCCTTCTAACTCACTGATAGCTATTCTATTCACAGCTACGCCATAATTAGTTCCTATAGTAGCTCTAATGTTTCTTACGATAAGGTCGCTATAGCTTTCTGATTCGACATTTGGATATTGTTCTGATGTTTGATATAACGTAAACAACTGTCCGTTGATTTGTCCAGGACTTACCGGTAACGAGACGTTCATAGTCATTGAACCAGTCATTGTTTCAAACTGTACTACGTCTTTTTGACTTGTAATAGTAGCTGAACCTACTGTAGTCGCTAGTGCAACTAATGGACCGTTGACTACCGCAGAAATACTAAGTTGATTGCTGCTAATAATTTGGCTTACATAATATGTTGTGCCAGCAACTATATTGCTAGTAACTAATCCACCAGTTAATGATGTGATAATAATAGGATCATTTCTATTAAAACCAACTGTAGACTCAACCGTTAAAACGTTAGTAGAAGTAGTAGTAGCAGTAATAGTAGATGATACTGGGTTTTCGAATTCGCTAATAGTAAAAGTTTCGTTGTCTATTACAGTTGTTACGTAATACGTCAAGTTTGGTATAACATTACTAAACGTAGTACCAGTAAAGTATAGAGGAAGATTAGTATAGAACCCTATTGTGCCACCTGTTCCTACTGAAGTCAGTGGTACAGTTATTGCATTGGTCGTCGCTTGAGTAGCGGTTACTTCAAGAATGCCAGGGTAATCTACCGTAAGAATTGCAGTGTCAGTAACTTCGGCTGTATACATAACAAGACCCTGCTGACCTATCGTAGCATTTGATAGAGTGATAGAAGAACCACCATCTGTCAGCGAAACAGAAAATTGCAACTGATCGTGTATTTCTGAGACATAGTAAGTTTGGTTTTCACTAAGTCCAGCAGGAACTGCTCCCACAAACATTACCGGCATCCCTACATAAAATCCGTTTGTGGTGCCTGAAGCATTAGGTTCAAGTTCAGATAAATCTGGATTATTACCGTCTTGCGGAATTAGCTGGATTGCATTATTAGAAGAAAAAGTACCTGACACATATCGCATAAACGATGACCAGGATAGCTCTCTATCATTCTCTATATTAGAAATTTGTAATGCTACGCCCTGCGCACTCGCAAGAACAGTGTTAATATCTGGCTCTACATTCTCTAGCGTAATAGCAGAGCTAGACACCTTGTCGCTATTATAGTAGGTACCTGCAAAGAACGCACCATAGAATGCGCCGGTTTCCCAATCAAGAACCTGAGAGTCATAGGTAGTTCTGTCAAATCTAAGCGTGATATTATTTTCACGAATAGGGGCAGAGGAAGTTATGATTGATGCTCTTGCTCCCGGCGAGATTGACATATTATCTGATACCAAGCCCGGTGCAATTGCAATTCTGTTTTGGTCCTTGACTGCATCACTATAGCTAGTGTATAGTGCAATAACGACTGCCGGAAGAGATTCCAATACCCCGATATAATACCACTGATTGTCTTGTAGTTTAGTAGGCGTAGCACCATTAGATCCGCTTCTAAATTTAACAATTTCGCCAGTGGTTAGCTGAGACGCAAATACATTTATAGTACTGAGGGCCGCATTGATGTCAGTATCAGCAAAATAAACCGTGTATGCCGATTCGATATTGATTGTTGGTAATGTAGGATATCCGTCACCGGGATCTACTACGGTGATTGCAGTAACTCTATCCCCACTCATTACTGCCTGGAGAATAGCTGCTTTTCTCGGAGCAGAATGAATTGATAGATCAATGTCAGCAGTAACTCTAGGAACAAAAGTATATCCCTCGCCCTCATTGAGTACTACGACAGGCGGTAAGTCAATGAAAACCTGCTCACCTGGTATATGTTCGGATATTGCTGTTTGATTAAATCCACGAGACAATCCTCCTAGAATATTCAAATCTCTGTCTACAGATGAATAGGCAATTGTTTCTTGTCCGATTTGGATTACACCATTCACTGGGAATCCTGAAGCATTATCTACAATAACTGAACGTGTGCCCAAATCCATATATGACTGTATTGCAGTGATATTGTAATTAGGTTCACCGACAATAGATAGTCCATAGTTTTGATACCACTGAGTATACGGGAGAGTAGACCAAATCGGACTATCTACCTCGTATTGATATTCATTATCCGGAACAGAATAGACTAGCTGCGGAGTAATATATTGCTGTACTTCAGTGTTATAAGTTGCTGGCAAATCAAAGTCAGTAATATCACCGGTGAATTCTTCCAAACCATCATACTTGATTAAGAATTCTTTGATGACAACGTGATAAGGCTTTACTTCGTTAAGATAGCCTTCTAGAAACTCAACGTTGTCTGACTTGAATACTTGGAAGGGTTGTAGTTGACGAACAGTGTGGAATACATCAGCTAACGAAGTTTTGCTGAGCCACGGCAAGTAGTTTTGTGATTCTATTGTTTCACTTTGGATATACTCAAACAGTAAAATCAAACTCTTGTTTCGGTATTCTGCTAAGTTACCTACATAAACCTGTTCGTTTAATGCTCTCACTATATTTCTAGTTTCTTCACTAGGATACAAATCATAAGGAGTTGTGTCAAAGAAGTCGTTGCCGAAACCAAACCCAGCTTCATCGTAATCCCACAAGTAACTATTGAACTGGAAGGTTCCATTTTCAAGTCCTATTCTAGTCCAAACATCGTTTGCATCATAGCGATACATTTCAAACAAGCCTTGGCCATTCTGTTCTACTTTAACGATAGTTCCGGTAGCAACAGAGAGTTCAGCTAAGTCAGCATATAACGGAACTAGCATAGCAGCACGAGTATCATTTGAGTAACCAGGTAACCACCAATTTGTTAAATTCCAAAAATTAGGTGTGTTGAAGAATTCGTCTTGTGCGAATGCAAACGTTACATTTGGTCTTATTTCAGTGATTGGGTACTGGATTAATATCGCATTTGCATAGGTCAAGTAATTCTGTACTGCCATAAGTCTGTTATAGAAGAAGCTCTGTCTTGGGCGAGCTAATATACCCGACTGAACTGCCTTAGGCAAGAACGGATTAGGAACTACTTCGCCGCCAGCCGCACATCCAGATAAACTATCTAGCATTCTAGCATAGAGTGATGTGGGAACCTCAGCTTCGCCCGTCGACGGATATAGTACTCTATTAGGGAACGTAACCGGAGAATAGATTGATGCAGGCAACCCTGGCAAGAAATCATCTGCGTAGTTTTGTCTAATGAGTGAATATTCATTGTGAACAATATCACTAGCTGAACCTGATGCAAAGCCTAAATGTAATACTGCATCTGCTACGTTGATATATTGATTAGAATTGTACAATGCAAATGTATTAGGTAGCAATGGAGCAAGATATGCAATCCCCGAACTTTGTGGGTTCTGGATGTATTCGGCAATTACGGTATCTGCTAATGTCTTTTCTCTCTTTCTATCGATGAGATTAGTATTTCTAGCCCAGAAGTAATATACCGGAGTCACCACGTTAGAAGCATTCATTGTGCTACCAACACAATAGCGAGACGGATCAATAGGGATGCCCGGGCCGCGATACTGCGAAGGAGGAACGTTACTAGCTACCCACGTAGCTACCAAAACAGTAGAGCCTGGGAATAGAGTTCCCCAATACTCACTGTTGTATACTACATCATTTTGGTGATAGTTTACAAAGCGAACATTTCTAGTGTTGAACCAAATTCTACCAAGCTGTTCAGCACCCCAAACATATCCGGTAAGGCTAGCAGCATCATTATTATAACTTGCTGGATCAGTTGAAGAAACAAAATCAATATTTTCTCTGATTGCGCCTAGTAGCTTATCCTGTAACGGATCCATATAGTCTAGATTAATTAAGGTGTTATTAGTAATAGCACTGAAGATTTGAGTGTTTTGAATTTTGTTAATGTCAACGATGGCGCTGCTCTGTCTAAATTCACTCCAATCTCTGATGCCGGTTGCATTAACAAAAGTTGTTACATTGCCTGTAGTGGCCGAAGTAACGATAGTGTTGGGTGCACCGACGATAACTGAGTTGTTATTAAAATCGATAGCGAGGCCATATAATGGACTTAACTCAACGTCAATTGCAGGTGTGTTGACTGTCTGTGCGTAAACAAACGCACCAGGATTAGTAGCACTTCCATTATAGTTTGACAACAGGTCAAACATATACACTGCACCAGAGTTTGGATAACTGTCAACAAATCTAGTTGCGTTATTATCAAAGACCGTATCGTTATCTAAGTTTTCGTCATCTGTAAAATCAAACGTTGTGCCTACAATATTTGCCCCGACTGGTGCGCCGATGATTACTGAATCAAATTCGTTAAACTTGATAGCTTTACCAAACTGAGTTGGTCCGAATTCGTTCGGGCAAGTAATTATTTGCGAAGGCGTGTAGATAGCAATTCCCAATTGCGTGAGTGAAGTGTTATCAAACGCAGCTACTGCCAATTTATTGTTTATGTTGGCAATATTTTGATCAACAATTTGAATAATCAACCTGTTATCTTCTGTTGCTGAAGCCTGAACATTTGGCACGTTTGTATTATTAATTGCAGTAGCAACAATAGTAGCATTACCGGCCAATACATTTACAGAATAACCGTTGATGAAGATGGTAGTGTCAGCTCCTAAATTGCATTCTTCCTCGCCCACAATTACGCCGAATCTTGCACCAGCGTTAGTAAATCTATAGACGCTGCCTTCTTGATTTTCTTCAGAAATTTCGAACGGGCTTCCTATCAATAGCTCCGAAGAGGTTTGCGTTACGTCTAGGGCAGACCCAAATTGAATATTAATTCTATCTGCAAAGTTAGAATTAAATGACTGTGATTGGTAGAAGCTGCTGCCGCTAACGTCCACAATATCACCTGCTGTTAGGTTACCGGTATAAAACAAAGTATTACCCGATACACCATAGTTACTATCAGAAACTAACGTTCCGTTGACAACAACATATAGAGGAGTGTCTTGTAGTATTGCAGTAGCAGTAGTGATTGAACCAACAGTGTTAATGTTGAACACATCAGTAGTTGAACGGCTAAGCTTAATAGTAATAGTATTGCCTACAGGGGCCGCTGCCACATAATAAGTTTTATTTTCTGTAATATTAGTACCAGATAATCCAACGCCAGTGAATATGATGGGATCATTAACTGAGATACCAGCAGCAGTATTTAATGTTATTACATCAGTAGTTCCGTTAGTAGACAAAACATCATATGAAGTTGTAGCAGGTGACCAACCTAATACAAACGTGCTAGGTATATATGAAACTGTAGTAAATTGCGCTTCAAATCTCTGTACTGATCTTTGATATGAGTAAGCACTTCCCCAATCGGTGATAGAACCACTATAGTCCTTGTTAGGTGCACCGATAAAGACAGCCGTACTATAATGGTCAGTTGCGATTGACTTACCAAAGCCATCAGTACCGGTTAAGCCCAAAGAAGTTCCGTCAATGATCGCACTTTCTTGATATGTTACTTGTATTGCGGTACCTGTAGTACTACTGACATTACCGGTAACAGTTCCTGAACCCGTAAAACTAGCCCCGTTATATACAAACGTTCCCCCTATAGTAGGAGTACCTACATAACCAATTGCATTCCAATCGGTAGTGCTTAGGGTTACGATTTTATACGCATATCCTGCTGTCATTGTATTAGCAAGCACCGATGCGCTTGCAACAAATGTTATACCTATGCTGTTTTCTACGGCACCGCATGCAGTAAAGTCAGTAGCAGGCGCAGTAGCTACTCCCGTACCGGTACCTTCAGCAGTCGCAACAAATGTTTGACCTATTTCATTGCTAGTAGCACCAATAAGTGTGAAATCAGTAGTGCCTAGCTGAGTGATTGTATATGTTGTACCGACAGTAAACGAACCAGCTTGGACTGTTGCATATAACGAAGTGATGGTGTATGTCTCGCCTGTCGTAAAGTATCCTGCGTTAAACTCAATGCTATCTCTACGGTATACATAAACTTTAGTATTTAGGTTATCAGAGATGTAAATCCAATTTTGATCGCCTGAAATTTCTATTTGGCTACCCCAATCAGTTACCCCGATCGGTGCATCAATAACTTGACACTCAAGTAAATTATTAGTAACCCGTGTGTCATTCCAAACGTACACGAAAACTTTAGGGTCGGTAGTTGGCTGTGAAATTGCAAATATGTTATCACTGTATGCAATCTTGGTACCAAACGAGGTATCATTTGTAATAGTCTGTGATATTTCATAATCGTCGGTGGATATATTGTAAGAATAACGATACACTACGCCGTTTGCCGGATCACTAATTAAATATCCCACGTTATTAGTGTGTGCCACGCTTGCGCCAAAATTAGTAGTGTTGTTTACTGTTAGTTGACCTTCACGCAAGTAATTGATATTTTTGCGATACACTGCCCAATCACCGTTTGTGTTTTCATCTACCCACACGGTGTTCTTAACAAACTCAGCTTCTAGTAAAGGTAAGTTATTAATGTCGGACGGTTTTGCTACTCGCTGACTAGTAACCAACAATCCTATGCCCAATCCCTGAATAATATTGTCAGGAGTATTGGAGATGTTTAGATTGATAATTACTTGATTTAAATTGACAACTTGTGATACAATAAAATAACCATCTACGTTTTCTGCAAAGTTAACAATCGCAATAGGATCTAATCTTGATAGATTGTGTGGCTTATTGAATGTTATTGTAGCAGTTCCATTACTGTTAGGAGATGCAGAAATAACAGCACCAATAGGTTGCCAAGCATAAATTCCCCACTGCTCTTTAAAGTTTGCTAACCAGAAATAGTCTCTTACATAGAAGTCTTGAATAGGAACAACGAGTCCTGCTTTATTCACAGAATTAGCTAGTTCCGAATAAAAGAACGCTGACATCTTGACATCATCAAAGTTAGCATATCCGGCAGATGGATACAATGCATTTTTATAGTCAGTTGTAGTGTCAAGAATATTTGGATCAACGATAGGGGTTCCGTAATTTAACAATGAGTATAGCGGAACTTCTTGTTGGGCGCCTTCAGTATACACGCCGTTAGTTAGTGATACAATGCTTGGGTTACCGGTCAATACGTTTTCGTTTAACCCAAACTCTACAAAGTTTTGACTTAGTACGCCACCGTATTCGCCGGACTTGATAGCCCAATTTTCATATACGTCATACTTAATTCCGCCCTGTGGCAATGTGGCGCCATCAAACGCACTGACAGCGTTGATAGTACCCTTATTCTTAATCATGTTTTTATAAACATTGATCTGTGCTACGTCGGTTAAGTCAGCAAGAGCTAGATAGTCTCTTGGACGATACCCAATCAATGAATAGGATAATAAATCTGAATCCTGCTCTAGATTTGCGACATTGCAATTATAGTACAGCGTACTTTCATATGATCTAGTAGCACTGTTGGGCAATAGTCCCTTTTGTATATCATTATAGTTTATAAGTTTCCAATTAAGCTCATTAAAGGTAGCAGTCGGTTCAATTAGTGTAAGGGCAGCGTAATACTTGTTCTTGTATTTTACAATTACTCCCTTAGGATACTTAATATTCTTTGACCATTCTTTAACATTATCTTGATTGAGAATGAAGCCCCAAGTATTGATTGTGCCATTCCATTCCGCAGTCTTAGTTCCGCGCAACGTGATTCTATTTTGACGTAGCCCAGTAACAAGGTTGTAGATAACATCATTGAATAAAGTAGTGTTATCGAACACTATGCCATGCTCAAAGTTACTAACATTAAACTGTGCAAAAGACATGCTATCGCCTTCATTTAATGTGTTAACTATAAAGGCAGTACCTTCGCGGCGTATATTCAACTCATTATTCTGAATAGGATACAAGTTTTGATTAAGAATAAAGTTCTGCTGCTGAAGCGTTAGTGGCTGAACAATACTTCCTTCTTTGTTTATAGCCAACACTGTAGCAGAAGGATTAAGAGTAATAATGCTTCCATCTTGCCAGCCAGTCTGAGTCCAATACAAAAATTCTTGGATCATTAAGTCCCAATTTATTTCTCTACCGGTTTCAATTAAATCAAATGTTACACCTTTACTTTTCAAATAAGCAGCATAGCTCGAAATAAACTGTGCTACCTCTTGAGTACTATAGAACTTAGTACCATATGGTATTAAAACATCAGTATTAGTGTAATCGTTTGCCACTTTAACAGTTTGTTTCAATACTTCAAGTCTAGAATTATTGCCGTTATTAATCGGAGCCTTAACTGTAAAGTAAGCAAAGGTTTGTGAATTACCAAACACAGCATATGCATTGCCTATTTTCTGAATAACAACACTAGAGAATACTAACTGATCAAATGGTTGATTGTCATAAAGAATTACCGAGTAACTCTCATCTGG